CTGCTAATGTTTCAATTGGCATTGTTGCTGCAGGATCCCTAACAGGAATAAAGTAATCTTGATCTACCGCCATTTGGTTATATCTCATATCAACATTACCTGTTTTTCCATCAACAATTTGATCTCTTTTAAATTTACTTGCAACTCTTTGTACGTACGCATCAACATCCTTATCATCCATATTACCCACAAATACTTTAAACACCCTTCTTTCAGGTGCTCTTGATGTTCTGTAGATCAACATTGCGTCCTCACATAAAAGAAGTTGTTTCCATATACGTCTCGCCTTTTCAAGCATTGATGTACCATAAGGTAGTTTTCTATCATCACCTAATAATCTAAAATGAGCAATTTCCCAAGTGTTAAATTCCATATTTTTTTCTTTCCAAGTGAATTTTAACGCATCGTTTTCCATTTCTTGGGAATACTTGTCAGGTTGGAATTTCATCCCCTTTTCTAATCTTTCAATTTGAATATTTGGTAATTGTTGGCAACCAACAATCCCTTTTTCAGGATCTAATTTTAAATAAAGAAAATTGTCACCATACTTACAAGTATTTCTTGTCCACATAGGTAAGTTAGAATTAATATCTAACTTATTATTAAAAAGATCGGCCAATACCGATTTTATTCTTTTTGACTCTGAATAAATTTGTAAAATATATCCATCTTCATTTGGTGTTGTTGATTCTTCGGCATAAATGTCTAAGGACGCCGAAATTTCGGGTGTATACTCCATCGATTCGTAATCATAATATGACGCCAATCTTGTTGGTTCATAATAAACTGCTTGTTGATATAGATTGCTTTCTACTTTTTGCCATTGTTTTCCAAGATACATTGTTTGTTGGGCTTCCAACTTTTCTCTTTCGTATTCTTGCTTATCAGGAGTTTTTAATAATTCTTGCTTATCAAATTTAAATACAGGTGATTGTTGGTCCAAAGTAGAATTTGGTCCAAATACTTTACTTATCCTCTGCCATACTGTTAGTTTTTCTTGTGACATTTCTTTTTCTTTTAAAAATAATTTGTTTTTGGCAAAATTAAATATTACCTTTTGCTTTTACCGAATAACCATAAATAGTTTTCATAATCACTTTTGGTTGGTGTGTGCAATCCCAAACTTTGATTTAAATGATCCATATTTGGAATTCCCGGATTATAATTAGTTGATATTGACCTATGTTCCGTTGTTTGAACCTCCCAAGCATTTAACATTGCCTTTGTTTGTTCTGTAACCTTTTCAAGTTTCGCAAAAGAAGTCTCACCAACATAAATAGCCATTGCCATAGCCATAATCAAATCATCGTGTTGTCCTTTTTGGTGATCTGGTCTTCCATTAACATAAACAAAAGTGTTTAATTCGTTAAATAATCTTTGTGATCTAACTTTAAAATTATGTCTTAATGCTTCTTCAAATGATGCAACTATTTGAACCCTTTTAGAGTTAAAGTTAATACCCGGAATTTTCTCATTTATTTTGGGATCCCATTTCCATTTATCACCAGGATTCACCCCATCAACATATAAGTTTTTATACCCAAGTTCTTGAAGTTTTCTTGATGTGGCAACTCCCATACCTCCGGTAATATCCGTGATTATAAGGGCATTATACATAGTTCCCCATTTATAAGCGATTTCTGCAACAACATCTGGCGGAACCTTTGCAATGTACTCTAATACTTGTTCTCTTTCATCAAAATCAATTATAGTAAAGGTCGTAAAATCCTCACTATCACCTCTTGAAACGTCCATACCCAAAATATATTTGTGATCCATTACAGGTTCTTTCCATTGCCATAATACACCACCCATAAATTTATTTTCGGGTTCTTTCAAGTCATTATCTTTAATTCTTTTCATTGTTTCAGGTGGAATGACGTTATCCCCCGAACCTAAAAAGTTACAATTATGTGAAATAATATTATTAGTATAATACATATGTTTTTCTCCCGCATTTACTACATCGTAAACATCGGTTGGTTCTTTATGATCAACAATCTCAACGACAGTAAGAAAACCACTCTCAGATTTTATCTTATACCCTATTAAAATGTCTTTTACTAAAATTTCACCTCCTTCATAATCATAAATTTTGTGATTATAACTTGCCCTTAATTTTAATCCATTATCAAAGAATATTTCTTTAGTTGATTTTTTTAATATTTGAACTCCGTCAAAATCAACAAATCCTTCAGGTGAAAGTATTTCATATTTATTATTAATTTTCATTTTTTAAAAATGTTAAACATTTTTTTATTATCTTGGTGTCTTTTTTATTTTTATTAAATTCATCACTTGTTACCACCAATACTTTATATCCTTGTTCATTATAAAACTTATTTCTTATTTTATCTTTAGTTTTATCATGCCAAAAAATACCATCATATTCAATTATTTTATTTTTATAAACAAAATCTGGAAAAAATATTTGATTCCCTTCTCTAAGTAAAATCTCTTTATTTAATTCATAAAAATAACACATTTTTTTGTCATCTAAATTTTTATATATTTCCCAAAATAATTCTTGAGATATTTTAGAAACTTTTTTATCTTTTAAATTTAAAATATTATTAATTTTTTTATCAATATATTCAGAATGTTTTGCAATACCTATTTCTTTTCCGTATTTGTTTATAAACCATTTAGAACTATTAACTTTTATTGATTTTATATTATTTCTATCGTTAATATAAAATTTTTCCCAGTCTATCCCGTATTTTTTAATAAACCACTCTTTTTGTGGGTATTTCGGAACCTCCGACATATAACATTTTTTACAGGTTGCGTTAAATTGTTTTTTTTCTTCATTGTAGAGCCTATTATTGTTTTCACATAATGGGCATTTTAAATTTTCAACACAACCATTTAAATCTCTTAAAAATATAATTCTTGAGGGGAATTTTTTTGTTGATCTATTTAAATCATTTAAACAACTTGAGTGGTATTCTAACGATTTATACAATACTGGATTTTTAGACATTAAAATTCTATTTTTACTTTTTCCAAAAATCTCATTTTTTGTTAATTTTTTTAATTCTAATATTGTTTTTTCTTTTGTTAGAATTTCTATTTCATTTAATAAATTTATTTTATCTTCCCATCCTTTTTTTGCGGAGTTGTTTGATTTTTTTATAAAATCGTCTTTATCCCCATCAAAAGCCATCCACTTATCATCATTTTTTAATTTACTTAAATCGCAGTTGTATTTTATTATAAAAATTACTCTTGATCTTAATTTTTTATTAACAACATATGTTTTTTCTATTTCTGAAGTTATACTAAGTATCTTACTATAAAGATTTGGATATTTAATATGGAAAATAGATCCAATTTTTTTGTTTTCTAAATAACCAGTATTTTTTATATCCTCTATTATATTCTCCATATATTATAAATATGGAGAATAGCTCAAAAAATACTACTCACCTAATAAATTATATAGTTCTTGTATTGATATATTTTGTACTTCATTGGTCACTTTATCTCTAATTGTGACCATTGTTGATCCATCAACACATTCAAGTTCTTGTGATATTTTTCTTTTATCAAATTTTAGTTTTTTAGCCATGGATTCAAACCAAGAACTATATGCTTTGTAACCTGTTTCTAATTTTACTTTAAGATCTTCAAAATCACGGTCTTTTACTTTGACTTCTGAATAGTCAAGTGTGATCTCATCGTCTTTATAATCAGATCTATTAAGCATGTAATGAACTATATCATCACATTTGATTAGTTTTAAGTCTTTTGAATATCTTGGATCTCTCCACCAATACATTTCAGTAATGGTAAAGTCATTCATCCCTTTTATTGCTTGACTATATATTGAATAATAAATTGGATCAAATCCGTTTGGTGTTGAAATTACAATTACTTTACCTCCAGTTGAAAGGGACGCCATACATGCTGACCAAAAATCTTCGTCAGCATCAATATATGCTGCCTCATCAAAAATAAGAATAGTTGGGGTATATCCACGAAGTGCATCTTTTGATGTTGCAACAGCCTTTACTTCACACCCATTAGTTAATTTAAAGTGTCTTTGTGAGTTTTTTTCATTTGAAAACTTAACCCCAAGCCAAGAAGGCCATTGATCCACAAATGCCCTTACTTTATTTGCCATCTCCATGGCAGTGTCAAGTTTGTTTGCAATGATTAGAATTTTTTCAGGTTTTTCTTTACGGGCAAATACCAATCTTTTAGAAGCCCAAGCAGAAGTTACAGTAGAAACCCCGGCCTGACGATATTTTAATGCAATATTTTCTTCAGATACGTCATAATCTTTTACTAACGTAACCTGATCATTAAATAACTCTAAAGGGACGTATTTTGATTGTGTGTTGTCGTAGGTTTGTAAATATGTTTTAAGTGCGTATGGTGTGTCATTTACGCATTTAGCATACTCTAGTAAAACCTGTTCTCTTGTTAACGACATTCACTATGAGTTATTTTTTTGAAATTAATTTTATAAGTTCAGATTTAGTTAAAGTAGGAGGGGTGTGTTTTTGAACTAATCGTAAAATACTTTCCTCAAGTTTTTTCACATCATCAGCATCTTTAGCCTCAACTTTTTCAGGTAATTTACTTGTTTTAGTTTTAGCGAAATCCTTTACTTGTTTTTTAGACATTGAATCAACAACTTTTTTAACTTTGTTTCTATAACTTTTAGGGATATCTTTTAATTCTTTTTCTCCTTTTTCAACTGAGTAAGCAGCACCCATTAAACCGTGTTGTTTTTTAGAAACAGATTTTTCCGTTACTTCACCTTCAGTTTTTATAGTTGCCTTTTTATTGGTAGTGTCAATATCCATTTGTTCAGGTTTTTTACCTTGTGAATCTTTTTTAAACTCTTCTTCATCGGATTGATTTGTTAGATCATATTCAAAACTAGTTTTACTAGTTTTTTCGTTAATAATTCTTTTATAAAGTGCAGAAATCTGACTTTCATCTAGTTTTTTAATTGTTTCAAAACTAATACCTTCTTTTAGAAGACCAATTACTTTAAAATTATTCTTTTCCATCTAACACTAAATTTTTTTCCCAGTTTAATACGATATCTCTTTCGTATAATTTATCTTCAACACTTTGAATTGTATCTCCGTATTGAAAAACCAATCTTTTATATTTCATGTCAATTACAAACTCAGAATTTGAATCTTCCCATGCTAATGACACAACACCATCAGTTGCATCATATACAGAGAAAAAATCAGAATTTTGAACTAATATTAACCCTATATCTGAAGTTTTTAATATTCCAACTTTTTTTATGTATTCAATATTTGGTGGTAGTGGTTTTCCCGCTGCCGGTTCCGAATCCCATTCTTCCCCCCAAACATCATCCAAATCAGAGAAAATAAATTCATATATGTTATCTCCTTTATAATTTGGACCTAATTCGTTTACATAAACAAGTTTCATACAATCTTTCCTCTTGGTGTTACTTTAACTTGTTTACCATCAACTGTAAATACTAAATTTTCTTTATTAGTTTTACCAATAAACTTAGCTCCTTTATTTTCGTTTAATACATATAGTGCGGTTACTTTTTGTTCTAAAGATTCACTCATAGAAATGATCTCTTCTTTTACGTTAAGTTTTCTAACTTTTTCTTTAAGAAAATTTCTTTTTCTTTTTTCTTCTAAAATTGTTTTTTCTTTTTCGTCAATTTTGAAATATTTTGATAAAACTTTTTCTACTTTTGATTCTCCAAAAACAGAATCCATCATATGGTGGTATCCTTCTTTTTCTTCTGCTGGTTTTGGTTCAGATTCATCACCCATATCCATTTCATCAGATGGTAAATCCATATCTTCATCACCAAAACTAGTTTCAAACTCATCTTCTGATGACATATCAACATCATCACCCATTCCGTAATCACCTTCTTCAGTAGAATCTAATTTGTCTAAAATATCTTCCTTATCTTCCTCATCAAGATTTGATAAATCAATTGCAGAAATAATAGAATTTAAAACGTATTTAATGTCTTGAGAATCCATACCTTGATCTTTATCAAAAGATCTAATTTTTTGACTTAATTTACCTGTAAGTTTTTGAATTGACTTAAGACCCATTGGCCCTTCTTCCTCATCACCTTCCTCATCTTCAGGCATTTCTTCGTCATCCATACCCATATCATCAGATGGTAAATCCATTTCACCTTCTTCTGTACCCATATCATCAGATGGTAATCCTGCATCATCCATACCCATATCATCAGATGGTGGTGTTGGCATATCTGTAAGTTCATCAGAGGCAGGTGGAAGGTCAGTCGCTTCAGGTGCCGGTGGAGGTGTTGGGAGTTCTGCAACTGGTTCAGGTGCAGGAGTCTCTTTTTTAGGTCCTTTTAGTACAAATCTTTTTTTTTGTTCACCAATTAAAGGAATCTCTTCATTGTTTTCGTGAAGTCGGTTCATTTCTGACGCAATTAGATTTAATTTTTTCATTGCTTCTGAATACGAACGATAATATTTTCTTTGTTTCATTGGTTCGCTGTAGTCCAAAGAGGACTCATTCAAACCTTTTTTAATGATATAACCATTTCTTTCTTTAACAATACCATAAGCATTACCATCCGCCAATCTAATAGTATAATCTAATGTTTCTAGATTATTATTTTCGTGTTTTGGTGTTTCTTTATATTGTGCAATTTCAAGGATCCTTTTTATTTTATCCATTCCTTGTAATTTTTCACTTCCTAAAGGTCTCAAATCTCCCATTTTATTTATTTTTATTTTTAACTGTTTAGTCCTTTAAATCCCCCAAGTTCAACCGTATTACACTGTTTTGATTGGTTTAGATTACTATCCGTCCATTCTGCTGGAGGTGTATTAAATATCACAACATTACCTACGGTGCTACCTGATCCAGGAACGTATCCTTTAACCTCCGTAGTGTAAAAATTATCTGTACAAGCTGAAGTTGGCATAATTTTTTTCTATATAAATATATTGTTAGTTTGTATTTTTCAAATTATTCATTATTTTCTTGTTCTAATGAAAGATTTTTATCCATATAATCATTTTTAAAATCCATCAACTTACCTAAATAACCATTTCTTCTCAATACCTTAAATACCATATTTTCGTATGAGTACTCTCCTCCAGATTCTAAACCACAGATCCTATATTTTTTTAATTTATTTTTATATTTTGAGATCAATTCCATTGCATCTTCAAGAGGTTCGTCTTTAGCATTTTCAATCGCCCCATCAATAATGTCCATCCATTGCTTAGATTTTTCTTTTATTTTTTTGTCATCTAATTCAAAAGATTCTTCTTTCGGGATTCTATTCCATTTATTATTCATAATAGAAAACTCTCCGGCAGAATTATTTCCAGATTTTTGATCCTCAACAAAAAGTTCAACATCAAAACCTTTTATCGTTATATCATGTTGAGAATTAAATAGTGTTTTTTTCAAATCAAATAATTCTATATATAGATTTTTTTTATCTCCAAAATCCTCAAAATCATAAACAATATGTATATCAAAATCTGAAAATTCAGACCAATTATATCCAGTCAATGACCCAATAAAAATAATGTCTTGAACAAACGCATCAACATCTAAGTAATCAATAAAAATATTTGCAATTTTTAAGATTCTGTCTCTAATACCTTCTTTTAGTTTGGCATTGGTCGGTTCTTCGGGGGTATCCCAAATGGTTGGATTTAATTCGTCTTTTAGATAAAAACTATTAATGATTTTTTTAAGCTCCATAACATATAAATATTTAGAAGCGAAATAAAGTTATAGTTTTTTATAATTGAACTTTTTAGATATCTGAGTATTAAAAAATTTACCCTGAGATTCGGATAATCTAAACTGAGCATACACATTATGAGGCACCTCATCATATTCGTACTTCATTCCATTTTTAAATTCTGCTATCATTTTTTTTGTTTCCGTATCATACTCAGTTGAAACCAAATTACTGGACTCAATTTCACAAATAATTTTTGTCCCTTCTATTGTTGTTCTTTTTATTGCCATAATTATTAATATAATGGGGTTATGTCATCTATTTGACGAAGTTTATCCATAATGTAATAATGAACGTCGTCCCCGTCAACAACAAAACCATAATCTCTAATTGTTCTACCAACTTCCCGAACCAATGGTTGGAATTTTTGGTGTAAAAACATTAAATCTTGAGGATAATATGGAGGTTTTTCAATATCCTTTTGTGTCCACCCTTCTCTTTGGAAAACTTCTCTAATTTTGAAATAAGTCTCTTCTAACTCTTTTGTTATTTCCAAAGTTTCCGCAAATTTTTTCCATGATTCCATAGTGATAAATATTTTGCAGTTTAAAATAAATGTATTATATTTGTTGTATAATTAAATATTTTATGTATATTTGTAGAAATATTTATATTAAAAGTCTTATGAAGAATCTTGTAGTTTTTTTTGTTTTATTTTTAATGTCTTTTGTTGGTTTTTCTCAAGTAGATACTAACGAAATCAGTTTTAAAAATTTATCTCCATTGTTTGGTGAATATTGCGCAGATGATAGTGATTTAAATAAAGTTTTTTTTATTCCTTTATCTATTGATACTTTTGGTATAAGAATCTTTAACGAAACTATCAATTATACTTTTAGTAAGGGTGAATATAAAGCCTATCTTTTGGATTATAAAACAGATCGGAAATATATCAGAGATATATGGGTTGAGGTCGTAGACGGTGATAACGAGTCAATTATTGTTCAATTTTGTACTCTTAATGATGTGTTTAAAACAGGAATACTATTTGATGAATACAAAACGATTTTTGATTTTATAAAGACCAATAATATATAGGACTTTCCACTTGGGTGTATCCTGCATTTGATCCTTGTTTAAATAATTTTACATTACCCTTACCTAAAACTCTATCATATTTGTTAGAGTATGGTTTTTCAGTTTTTTCATCAACACTTAAAACAAAAAAACCTCCGGAGAGGTTTTTATATGATCAAATTATTTTAAGGATTTTATCTTATCCCTTATTTCTATACATTTTTCAAAATCTTGGTTTTTAATAGATTCTTCCAATTCAAGATTTAATTTGTCAATTGAATCTTTATTAGATTCTAAATTTTTAATTTGATCTCTTAATTTTACCGCCGTTTCAAAATCTTGCATTTCTACAGACCTTTCAAGTTCCGATTTTAAATACTCAATTTTATCTTCAGTAGTTGGTTTATTACGATTGTAATATGTTGTAATATGATACAATCCATCATCACCTTTGTAGGTTCTTCTTTTCCCATATGAAGGGTTAAACATCATTTTTTCAAATTCATTAAATAATTTGTCAAAATCAGAAAACATAAATTAATTTTTTAAAAGTTTATTTTGTTGTTCTATTTATAAAAAAAATGCCAAACTATAAAATATATTTAAAAAATAATAAAATATGACAAATTGTCAGTTTAGTATGTCAATATGACAAAATACTAATTTATAATTGATATATTTTTATTTTATGGTTAAATTTACATTGTAAATAAACAAAATAAGAAAAAGGGGATGATAGAATCTGCAGACGGTAACGAAAAACCAAAAAGTAACAAATCGGATAACCCAACAAAAACACCCGTACTTGATAATTTTTCAAGAGATCTAATAAAATTAGCAGAGGAGGGTAAATTGGATCCAGTTATTGGTAGGGACGATGAAATAAATAGAATTGCACAAATTCTATCAAGAAGAAAAAAGAATAATCCAATAGTAATCGGAGAACCTGGATGTGGTAAAACTGCGATTGTTGAGGGGTTAGCAAGAAAGATTTTTGAGGGGGATTGTCCACAAAACCTTTCAAACAAAAGAATAGTATCATTAGATATGACATCTGTTGTTGCAGGAACAAAGTACAGAGGACAGTTTGAAGAAAGATTAAAAGTAATCTTAGAAGAACTTTATAATAATCCAGATATCATTGTTTTTATTGATGAGATTCACACAATAATCGGAGCAGGAAACTCATCCGGTACTATGGACGCATCAAACATCTTCAAGCCGGCACTTTCAAGAGGGGAACTTCAATGTATTGGGGCAACCACACTTGAGGAATATAGAAAAAATATTGAAAAGGATGGTGCTCTTGAGAGAAGGTTCCAAAAGATAGTAGTTGATTCTGCAACAAAAGAAGAAACTTTTCAAATTTTAAGACAATCTAAATTCAGATATGAAAAACATCATAAAGTTATCTACACAGACGAAATTTTAAAATTGTGTGTTGAACTCGCTGATCGTTTTATTACTGATCGTGAATTTCCTGATAAAGCATTTGATATTATTGATGAGGTTGGTGCCAGGGCACAAGTAGAGGTTAAACTTCCAGAGGAAATTGAAATTCTAAAAAGGGAAGCTCAAAAAATCAAAGAAGACAAAATTAAAGTAATACAAAGTCAAAGATATGAGGAGGCTGCCAGTCTTAGAGATAAAGAAAGACGTATTATTGAAAGTTTGCAAACAGAAAAGGCTAAATTTGAAAAGGAGCAATCAGAAAATAAAAAAGAAATAACTGAAGATATTATTTATGATGTTGTTTCACTTATGACTAAAATTCCAATTAGTAAATTTTCAATTGATGAGACAGAGCAATTAAAAGAGTTAAAAGAAAATCTTACAAAAAATGTAATAGGACAAGATGATGCCGTTTCCAAAATTTCAAGAGCAATACAAAGAAATAAAGTGGGACTTAATGATCCTAAAAAACCAATATTTAGTGGATTACTAATCGGAAATTCAGGTGTTGGTAAAACAGAGCTTGCAAAACAACTTGCAAAATATATGTTCAACAGCGAAGACGCACTTATCAGATTAGATATGAGTGAATTTTCAGATAAAATTGCATCTTCAAAACTTACAGGTACATCACCAGGATATGTTGGTTATGAAGATGGATCTCCGTTTTTAAATAAAGTTAAAAACAAACCATACTGCGTTATTTTATTAGACGAGATAGAAAAAGCACATCCTGAAATTTTTAACGTATTTTTACAAATGTTAGATGAAGGATTTTTAACTGACGGACACGGAAGAAAAATCAATTTTAAAAACACGATAATCCTTATGACATCAAATGTCGGTACAAGAGTAGTACAACAATTTGGAAGTGGAGTAGGGTTTTCAACTCAGACAAAAGTAGAATCAAAAAACGATGATATTAAATCACTTTTAGAAAAAGAATTATTCAAAAAATTCGTTCCTGAATTTATAAATCGTTTTGATGAGATTATTTACTTCAAAGATCTAAATGAAAATGATTTACTGCAAATTGTTGATTTAGAACTTGCAAAATTCCATAAAAAACTTAAAGAGATTGGGTATGAGGCGGTAATTAATGACGATTTAAAGGCACATTTGACTAAAGTAGGTACTGATGAAAGATTTGGGGCAAGAATTCTGAAAAGGACAGTTCAAAAATGGATTGATGATGCCATTACCGAAAAAATTCTAACCGATAATCCAGAAAAAGGATCAAAGTTCATTTTATCGTTTAACGAAAAAGATAATAAAACAGAAGTTAAGGTTAAAAAACCAACAAAAAGAAAAACAAAATAGTATTATTTTTTTGTAATTGTTGAAAAAATTCTTATATTTGTTTAAAATAGATATTATGACAAATTTAGAAAAGTTCAAGGATCTACTATCAGTTTCTTCAAAAACATATCAAGAAGAAGATATGGTAGAATTTGTTTGTAATGAACTTGATGAAATTCCTGGTGTTTATTATTACAGGGACAAAATGATGAATATATATGCAACAAAGGGTGAACTTTCCGAAGGAGAGTTCTACCCAATGTTTATTGCACATACTGACACCGTTCACCAAAAAGTAGATAAAATTATTGTAAAAGAAGAAAATCTTTCTAGACCACATACTTTTGGGAAAAAATTTGATGATCAAGAGGTTTTGTGTTTAAAGGCATACACCGAAGATGGAAATCCAACTGGAATTGGTGGTGATGACAAATGTGGTATTTTTATTTGCCTTGAACTTTTAAAAAGTTTAGATAAAGTAAAAATAGGTCTTTTTGTTTCTGAAGAAACTGGTTGTCACGGATCTAGCAATTGTGACGTATCGTTTTTGAAAGATGTTGGTTATATTACTCAGTATGATGCGCCAGGAAATCATTTAATTACCGAAATTTGCTCGGGAGTTCAACTTTTTGAAAGAGGAAGTGAGTTTTTTCAAAAAACATTACCTCTTATTGAGAACGGTTTTGGTGGAGAAGTACTTATTCAATCACACCCATACACAGATATTTCTCAATTAAAAAAGAAATCAGATGTTTGTTGTATTAATATGTCTTGTGGGTACTATAACATGCACTCATCTCAAGAATTTATTTCAATTAAAGATGTTGAAGATGCAATTAATATTGGAAAAAATATGGTTGAAACTTTGGGACTTAAAAAATATAAATATGAATATAAACCTCTTGTTTATAATTCTCAAACCGTAATGAATTCACTTTTGCAGTTTCAAGATGATGATGAGGTAGATGAAGAAACTCACCAACTTCAAACTATTGATGTTTTTGAAGATGAATACGGAGTTTATTTGGTTGATGCAATTGATGGGGTACCGTTTTTTGTTTCGGATGAAGATTTACCAGATCTATATGAAATAATTAAAAATAGATTACTTAATATGTAATCCTTCACTTAAAGGATCAAATAGAAAATGATTATAAAACATATTAACTAACGTATCTATGTCTGTTTTTCCACTATTAAACTGATAACCTCCTGTTTTTCTAATTCTATAACTTATTTTATTTGAGTCATCAACATACATTATTTGTATTTGGTATTTTTTATCTTTAGTATATAACCATCTTCCAATACCTCCGAGTTCCGACACTTTACTTAATACCTCATAATGATCATTTTTTAAATCATCATCATATAAAATTTCTTCAAGTTTATCCTCTAATAATTTTTCAACTTTACTAACCCAAATAGAGTCAAATTTTTCGTTATCCCAAAAATTATATGGTAGTTCATAATATTCAGGAAGATGTCTTATATTTGGACTTTTTTCAATGGCATAAAATAATAAATCTAAAAGTTTATCATTCTCGGTTCCAAATCGTGCAAAAAGTAAAATTGCTGATCCCCAATCAAGTTCATATTTCCAAAAGCAATATTTTGTTGAATATCTTTCAATACCAAATTCTTTTAAACAATCGCAGTATGTATCACTAATTCCATCTTTCACTGCGTCTGTTACTGCTTCAACTTGCGCATCTGTATATATCTCTGTCAAACGATCAGATAATTGAAGAGTTTCTAAAAATGCGGTTACTTTTATTACATCCTCACCTGATTTTAAATCGTACTTACCTGTTTTATCATTTTTTTTTATTAAACTAAATGTTGTGGGAGAAATTAATTTTGCAAGTTCTTTAACCAACATTAAATGGTTTTGACTTAAAGATTCGGTGATATATCCTTCAGACCAATCATCATAGTTTCTATCTGAAAAATCACTATAATAGTCCCAATTGTTATTATATATTGATTCATAATTTTCTGCATCATATTCACCTTCGGAGGTCTCCTCACCGTATGTATCAGGAAAAAAGAATCCCAAATAATCTTTTAACCCATCAAAAGTAAATAAAATGCCGCTTTGGGTTATTTCAATAAATTTTGAATAATCGTTTCCTTTTGAATCAACAAATTCAACCTCATAGGGGTGAACTCTTTTTTTATTCAAATCAAGAATTTTTTGAAAGTCGTTTTTTTCTTCCACTTTTTCTTCATTTTCAAATATAAATTTTTTTCTTATCATATTTATATAAATATATTTGTTATTTAAAATAAATGTATTATTTTTGTATAAGTTCTTTGATAAGTGTCATTTAAGATATATGGGGAAGTATTGGATTTGACAGGCGTTGGTTGAATAATAGAAGCACGTCGGGACTGAATTAATCTCGTTAAAAACTGATTCACAAAACAATTGGCAATGTGCTAAACAACCTTGAGACTTTGGGACTAATCTCAACTCAAGAAGTTACTGTAGCTTAAGATAAGTACGGAAACGGGGGGTCGGTGGACATATAACCTAGCAACAGAAGTTCGTAAGGTGTGGTTTCTACCCGAAAAGAAACAAACCCCTAATAGTCAGGGGGTTATTTGACTATATCTGTTTGTTAGTTCGGATTTGAAAAAACTATCTATTTTGGGGTATTAGAAAATACCAACCTAAGCGTGTAGGTGTCTGTTAGACAAAACGAGCTGGACCGGGGAGTCGGAGCCCCGCTTCTCCACCAATTAAAAGGAGGATAGTTCTAAACTATTCTCCTTTATTTTTTTTATCTGTTCTATCACCATATCGGATGTTATTGATTTTGTACATTCAAACATCCTGTCGGTATCTTTTAACATCGGACACCAATTCCAATCTACGGCATCCAATCGACACATATTAAAACACCCGTGGCAAACATTTTCATTTATAACACGATAAGTATTTGATTGTGTTTCAGTCCATTTATGACTAAACCCTGAAATTAAAACAACAGGTAAATCAATAGACCAAGCAAGCCAAGAAAGTCCTGATCCAATACCAATGAAAAATTCACAAGTTGCCATATCATAAATAAGATTTTTTAATGAACCTTCTTTAAATTTTGTTGCACCATATGGGTGATGATTCCCCATATACCCATTTTCTTCTTTTGAATATATTACAACTTCATAACCTTCCCAAGTTAAATAATTAACAACTTCTTGCCAACCATCAGGGTTATTCCAATACTTTGATTGTGCGGTTCCGTGAATCCCAATACCCACCTTTTTCTTTTTTGTAAGATTTGGATATTTTAACTTTGGTTTTATTTCTTTAAATTCTAATCCTAATATATCAGACGCAGTTTTTTGAAGGGGTTGTGATTTTGGATCATACGGATGTCTACTAATATCAACTTTTCCTTCTGGAGTATAAAACCATCCTATTCTATAAAGAGCGTATAAATTATTTATAACTGTTGTCGGATTTACAAATTCAATTTCAGGGTATTGATCAGATAATAAATCATTTAAAAATGTTGAAAGGATAACTTTACATTCGTGAGTTTTTCTAAACTCTTCAACATATGGCATCCAAGATAAGGTATCACCTAAAGATTTACTTTCAAAAGAAATATAAACTCTTTTATCTTTTAAATTTAATGTTTCATTATAAATTAAATTTCCATCTTCATATATTTCAGTTCTCCATTTTGTGTAATATTGTCTATGTAATTTAACCCAGTGATTTGACTTTATTGTGTTTTGATAAATGCAAAGATCCGTTTCATCATAAACTTTAATGGTATAATTTGATTCACTTTGGCCTTTTATTTCAATAAAAGGATTTTCAACAAAATGTGTTATTATTTGAATATTATTTGGTTTAAAGTTTTGTTTTATTGGTTTGTTTAATAATACTTCATTGTAAAAATTCATATGATTTTTTGAAAATTCGTCTTCGTTATCATAAACGTGTCCATATTTGTTATCAGAATTTATAACTTCTAAAAGTATATTTTTAATATCATTTACATTATTATTTTTAATTGGAAAAATATAATCATCATAAATTCCCATATATTGATCCAATGGTCTTGCAATAATTTTGAGTCCGTGTGAAATTGATTCTTTTACAACCAGGGGATTACACTCCAATGTTGAATTAAACATCATAAGATCTGCTGCCGTCAAAAATAATTCAACATCATTTCTTTCTCCCCATATTCTAACATTTGATGGGATGTCAGACATTATCGGTTCCCAATAATCTTGAAAGTTCCCCGCTTGATTTCCAATAAAATGAAATATTATTTCAGGGTTTGTTTTTTCTAAAAGTTTTGCAACTTCAACCATTTCCCCTTGGTTTTTACCCCTTGTCCATAACCCAACATTTATTACATTGATTTTATCAAGATCAAATCCTAATAATTTTTTTGCTTCTTCTTTTTGATTTTTTGTTGAAAATTTGTTTTCTATTGGAAACTGTATTGTTGTACTTGGTGATGGTAGAGTTGAAAAAGTATTTTCTTTATGCCAAGGAGTACAAAATATATAACCATCAGGATTATATATTTTATTAATATTTGCATCAAACCAAATGTTATGACAAGTTTCAATAATTCTCCAAGATCTGTCATCAGAATAAATTTGTCTTAACGTTAATTCAGACATTGGGTCATTTAACATTTCAACATTTTCGTCAATATGAATAATATCAATATTATTTTCTTTTATAATATTTAATAAATTATCTTTATTTGATCCAAGTTCAAAAAAGTGATCTCTACCGATTAGATCTATTATTTTATTTCTTTGTACAACGTAAGCATCACCATAAAAAGAGTATTCACATACAAAAATTTCAATAGCTTTTTCAAACTTTAAAAGTTCTTCAATTCTTTTAAGTAAAAATGATGGCATGCCTCCTGTGGATAGGTGAGGGGCTAAAAACAAGATTTTTGTTTTATAATTTTTTTCAATACTTTTAATCATTTCATCCATAACGTTAATTCTTTTTTCTCCGTGAAAAAATAAAAGGGATTCCTTTGTTTTTGGAATTTTATATAGATCAGATACGTGGTTATCTTCTCCATTAAATTTTATTTTATTATATATTTCATCAACTCTTTCTAAAGACCCATTTACATAAACATATGGGAGACCTTTTTGAAAGTTATTTTTCCAAAGTAAAACATTCATCACCGTTTCTTCGTGAAATGGTGCATAATACTCAGGGTCTTCTAAAATCTTTGGGTGATTGCAGGTTTCTATCCATTCATTTAAAAATGAAATGCAATTTTTATTTGAAACAAAATATCCTGTTTGTCTATATGTGTTTCTATTTTTTTGATCTGTATTTAACAACTGACATAAATTATATTCCACAGTATTTGTTGATTCTTCATCAATTGGTAATCCACCTCTTTCATAAAAGTTTAAATAATCATACACTCCTTGTGTAAAATAGGGGTATGTGGAGGATGGATCAAAAAGATCAAATATAGTATCAACGTAAGGAGTGGATACTGAATCACAATCAATATAACAAACAGTATTTGAGTAATATTCAAGACAGTGTTTAACAATAGATGGTCTTTGAATTAGAAGATTATACATATTTTTATTTCTTCTATTTATATAAAAGTTTTTATTTTCAAAAACTTCATACATATTATCATCAATTGTTATATCACAATTCCATCTTATTGTGAAAACATTTTCAAGATCTAATTTTAAATCTGAATTTAATAAATAAAGGTAAATTGGTAAATCGGAATACTTTCTTACCGACTCAATTGATTTTTTTGCAATATCAAAATAAGATTCTGTTGCGTAAAAAACATAAGATTTTTCATATTTTTCCATATAGGAAAATATAATAAACTAAATAAGAAAAAAAATAATTAAGTTACGTTTAAAAGTTCTTTTACTCTATTTTCAACATCATCATCAGTCCAATTTCCAATATTATTATAATCTTGACCTTCCCATAATATTAAATCTCTTTTTAACCCTGACGTGTGAAAAAATGACACTTTACAGTAAACTTTTTTACCGTCATCAGTTATTGATATGATATTAACTTTATCTGTCTCAATAATTACTTCTTCTCTTGTAACAACAGTTACATTTTGTGTTCCGTTTAGTTGTATTTCTTTTGCCATAATTTTTAACTTAAATTTGTGTTCTTTATAAAACTATTTCTCCAAAATTGTGTGGTCGCAGCATTTACACTATTCGCGGCACCTTGAACCCATATCGTTGCGTCTGTTGAAGGCTCTAAAGTCCCTTTTATTTGGTATATTGCAACACCGGCAGTATTAGATGCAAATTCATTGGCTGCAAAAGTACCTCCGCCTGTAGTTATTACCACTGAAGAAGCAGCCCCATTTACTGTATATTGAGTGTTCAAATCAATTCTACTATAAGTACCGCCTGAATTAACTATTCTTAGTTTAGCCCCACCTGCACCAGCAGTTAATCTACCATATATTTCTATTTCATAAACACCACCGGCACTAAAACTCATTGTCATATTACCTAAATTTTGATATGTGGTATTATTAACAAATGTAGGATCATCGGTTTGTCTATTTAAATCTCCGCCCCATATTTGGTGTCTACCTTCAGTGTTGGAAAAATATAAAATATCATTGAGGTATTCAATAGCTCCTGTTTCTGGTGTTGTAGTAAGTGACCCTGATGTTAATTTTAATGGTGGTTGTGTAGTACTTCCTGCACCAATGTGTAAATGTGCAGTTGGTGTTCCTTGACGTATCCCTACAGCATCGGCAGATGCGTCCACAAAGATCATATTTGCCTGTGTATCTGATCTAACTTGGAAGTCGTCATTTGGATTTTGAAGGTCGTTAAATATACTTGATCCGTTATCTGTATATACGGCATAATTGGTTGTTCCGTTTAGTGCACTAGCATAAATAGCATAATTAGTTCCGGTTCCTTGTGCAGTTGAATTAACACCATATGAAACACCTCCTGTTGATGATCCAATGGCATATATTCCTCCGGTTATACCATTACTATCATTAAAAGCGGTAAAACCACCACCAATAGTAACTTGTGCAGATGCGGATGTTGCACTTGTTGTAATTGATTGATTTATACCTATTTCATTATCAATGGTAGTACCAACCGCTAAATTTGATGATATTATAGTATTACCACTAACGTGTAATCTTTGAGTAGGTGATAAAGTACCTATACCAACTTCACCAATATTATCGATCACAAAAGGTGATGAGTCAGGGTTGGTGTCATCCTCAACAACAAATGCGTTTCCACCACCTACTTGGGTAATTCTTAGCATGTCTGCAGATGTGCTCCCTGATATTCTATTAGGTGTGTTAATACCGGTTCCTGTAACTGTAAAATTACCACTTAAAATTAAAGAAGTTCCATCAAAAGTGAAATTGGATTCACCATTAATAACTCCTGATGTTCCTGTTGCTGTTAATATGTAGTTATTTGTATTATTTAAAATTGTTGCAACACCACTTGTTCCACTAGATCCTGAAGTGCCACTAGTTCCACTTGACCCTGACGTACCACTAGTTCCTGCCCTACCACTGGTACCTGAAGTTCCGCTTGTACCACTTGTACCCGACGTTCCTGAACTGCCTGATGTACCTGATGTTCCACTACTACCGCTTGTTCCGCTAGTACCTGATGTTCCATTTATTCCACTAGTACCTGATGTTCCGCTTGTACCTGTTGTACCCGATATTACTCTTCCTGATGAATCTATAAATAAAGATGCCGATGCGGTGCCTGTTGTTATGTTACTAATATT